ATTGCAACTCAGACTATCGCGAATACTGCAAATTCACAGAGCGCCCCAATTGTGATTCAGGACAACTCTGTGAATTCTAGTCAGCAAAGTAACGTTAGTAACAATACATCCGCACCCGCTCCGATGCGATCACCGGTAAACAATAACCGCACAAGAGCGAGTGCTTATGCAGGTTAGTCCTCGTTTGCCAGTTTGGCGAAGAATGACATCGTGTCTTCGTCGTCATCTGTGGAACTCGATCGAGGCTCTGGGGCAGACGTTTGCTGCATTGGCGCAGGTTCACGTACCGTCTCCAGTGATACTTGTTCGCGAGTCGTCACAGGAGCCGCAGTCCTCTCACCAAGAACCATCTGAAGGCGAGACTTCAACTCATCATAAGTCTTATAGTTCGAAGGATCAGTGAACTCAGTCAGATCATACATTGCATTGTAGATCGTTTCGAGTTCCTCATCGTTGTCACGCAGTTCAGATGGTGACGCGAACTCAGACTTATCGTAGTTACGATAACCCTCAACGTTACGAATCTTCAACTTGAACGATGCACCTTCCCAGAAGTCAAATGGGTTTACTGGTTCCTCATCTTGGAACTGTGGTTGCATCATGTCCATGATCTTGTCAAAGATCTTCTTACCGAACGTGTAAAGGAATACCTTACCTTCGTTCTGTGGGTTTGCTGGATCAGACTCGACGATGATGTTCGCGACGTAGTGTAGACGACGCTTACGTTCACGCACGAGGGCACGGTTGTCATCTGTCTCAGTCGCCCAGAGTTCACTGTTCATCTCTGAGACAGGATCTTGTTGACCGATAGATGTGAGAGACTTCTCGATGTACCACTGACCAGTTGGTCCCTTGAACCCGTGATCCCAATAACGAACGAAAGGCACTTGACCGTCACGTTCTGGTAGGAATCGAATAACTGCATAACCGTTACCCGCCTTGTCCACCGTGGGTTTCCACTGGCGTTCATCGACGTATGACGACTTATCAGTCTTGGTTTCGGGAGTCGCTGCTGCAACCAAGTCAGCGATGTTGTTACGGTTGCGTTTTAGATTTGCAAAAGACATATGAGTTTCCTCTGTGTAGTTTCTAGTTTGTTAGTTGTCACAGTATACGTGACAGTAGTATATAGTACCAAAACTATTCGGACTTGTCAAGTGGTTTCCAAATGGAATCGGCAGTATATACGAACGACCCCAAGCACTCCTTGTTCCACTGGTGTGGTTCAATGAGACTTATGATCGCCTTACCGCTTTCGATACGGTAAAGATGGTACGTCACCCCAACACGGGGGACGAAGTTATATTCGGCGTTGTAAAGATATTCGTTTATCTTGGACAATTCTACTAGGTTCCTATATTGTTCATTGATGAGTTCCAGTTTGTTCTCAAAATAATTACGTGCCAGTGACCCTCGTTCTGTCTGAAACAATTTGGTATCAGGCAGTTCGATCGGGGGTGCGGCATTGTTATCACCATAGGTAAGTAACGCTCTGCGTTTTTCAACTGAGATCTAATCTCTCCCACGGTAGACCGTCTCTACCGAAGTGTCCAAAGTTCGTGGTCTCACATAGATTCAGATCGAACAAATCGAACCGATCAATGATACCCTTGGGTGTGAGATCAACTTTATTTAGGATCGATTGTGCGATGTCTGATCGCACGTCACCGTCAGCATAAACATAGAAACTTGTGGGTTCTGTTACACCAATCGCATAACTTAGTTGTACGGTGCAATTATCCAACAGATACATGTCGATTATGTTCTTTGCAAGGTATCGCGCCATGTATGCGGCACTGCGGTCAACCTTGGTGCAGTCCTTACCTGAAAATGCACCACCACCATGTGGACAGTAACCACCATACGTGTCAACAATGATCTTACGTCCTGTCACACCAGCATCACCGTCTGGTCCACCGATTACAAATCGACCAGTCGGGTTAATCAAAAACTGAGTCTTCTCATCGATCCAATCGCCTAGTTCAATTCCAATCTGTGCACTGACAATTGACCGGACAGTCTCGATGGACATGTCTTCTGGATGTTGAACACTACAAACTACTTTCTCCACTCGAACCGGTGTACCTATGTCCTCATACTTCACGGTGACCTGAGACTTCATGTCTGGACCTAAGTCAGTCTTCTCACGTAACCTTTGAAGTATACGATGGCTCAGTGATATCGCAAGAGGCATGTAATTGTCAGTCTCACGACACGCGTACCCGAACATCAATCCTTGATCACCCGCACCAAAGTCATCGGTGCCGAGTGCGATATCTGCGGACTGACCATGTAGTTTATTCTCAAAACTAAATGTACGCCAGTCAAACCCTTCCTGTTCGTAACCAATCTTAGCGATGGTATTCGCAACAATCATTCGAAGGTGGTCCATGTCAACGTCAGACTTATACTCACCCGCAAGTGTCACAGAGTTGGTAGTGACCATCGTCTCAATTGCTGCACGGTTCTTTGGGTTCTTATCAATAAGATACGTCGCGACAGCATCCGATATCTGGTCTGCGACCTTATCTGGATGTCCATCACTTACACTTTCGCTAGTAAAAAAGTAACTCATATCATTCAATCGGTAAAACCGAATCTCCACTCTGTATGTATCGCAGACGTATCGCGTCTGCTTCTAGTTTGTCTTTGATCACTGGACTAATGAACTTTCGTGCATCCTCGACTTCGAGCTTGTACTTCTCGCAAAGGTATAGGATCGCATCAAGGTAGTTCAAAGAAAGTTCGTTGACGATGTCTTCCACCATCCCCTGAAATCTTTTTTTAGTCATGACCACGTCTTTGAGTTCCAAGTTTTCGTTCAACCTTTCCATACTAAACCCAAGTCCGGATAGTAAACTCCCTTGGTTCGTTTGACCATACCCTCATCATCATATGCCAGTGCAACATTTATAGGTGTTCTAACGCGATCACGATTCAGACCGTACATGTCATCGATCCACACACCGGTTCGTAAATACAGTTGCATATGTTTGACGTACTGTCTGGAGATATCATCCTTGTGTTCTTTCCACGCGGCGATCCACTGCTTCACCTTGTTGGGATGCAACTTGTGATCTTCATCTAGATTCTGAATAGATGGGTGAATCGGTTGTTCGTAGTTCATACGTTCTTTCAGTTGATCTGCTTTGTTATACAGAGGCATAAGAATCTTTTTCAACTGCTCATTGGTTTTCTTAGGCATGAACTGAAGACGGATCGCTTTCCATCCGTGTTTCGCAACACCCAATAGATATACGTCGGGTAATGCAGTGATCGTCGCACGATCGAGTTCCCAACCACTGAAGTCACGCACCCACTTTTTCATAGAGTGTAGGTACTCTTTCTCTGTGACTTCGTAGTGTACAAATGTCTCACACTCTTCGAATGCGTGTAACATCTGTTCTTCGGTCTCTGCTTTCATCAACAGATTCCAATCGGGGGGTGGTACCAGAGTTCTGATTCTGGGTTTGATGTAAGGTTTTCTTTTCTTCTTAGGCTTGATCTTGATATTGGTTTTCAATGGTGCTACCATTAATCTAAACTCCCGTCTTCGTATTGACCACACCAGTTACATGACTTGTTTTTTTCGACATGCATGACTGTTTGTTCTTTTGGACACTCGTGTTTCCACAAAGTGTCGTTCTTTGACTGAAAAATTTTATCCCAGTTATCCGCGAACGTTTGATGATTCACTGATAAAGGTCTCGGCTTGCTTCCCTTTCCGCTCATACTCTTTCCACCAGTACGGTTTGTCCCGTTTACTCCACACTGCAAACTCTCGTTTGTCTGCCCAATAGAATTGTCTGTAAGACGTTAACGAATCACCCTCGACAATGCAATACGGATACTGCGCCATCGCAGGTGTTGGTTGCGTGAACTTCTTGTCCAAGTCAGATTCCTGTGGTGGTAGTAACAGAAAATACTCAAGTTTCTCTTGAGTCAAATGTTTTCTACCATACCGATGCGTGTACTCTGCACAGAGGGATGTCCACAATTCGTACAACCAGTTGTAGTTGGCGGCGGACTCACGTACCCATTTTGCAGAGGGGTGGTTCACGTGCGCGGCCAAGTACAGATGTTCGTTCATCACCGGATCGGGATGAAACCATCGTTTGATCTTACGTCCTGTTGTCGCAGATCTACCTATCCACTCCACACCATCGATGAGTCGATGTGCAGTAGACATTAGCTGTGCGTATTCGACGATCATTTTCACCACGTGTTTATCGCAGTGTTGTTCCGCACAGACTACAGGATCAGGATCAAGATAAAATATATTCATAACTAATCGATGTGTCTGTCAAAAAACTTCTCTCCTTTTTTGTCAATCCACGTCGCTCCGTCGTAAATCCATTGTATAACAGTATACACTAAATCCCACGACAATGCAAGTGGTACAAGCACAGCGAACTTCATTATTTTTTTCCAATCGAATCTCTTGTTTCTAGTCATATTTTCTCCAGTGTCACTCCACACATTTTTAGAAATTCTTTACCGCTCCCCTTAGATGCCTTGTACTCCTCAGAGTAATAGACAGTATTTATGCCGGTCTGATATATGAGTTTCGCACACTCAATGCACGGTTCAAGTGTGCAAAACAGAGTTGCGTCTTCACCAGACTCCGGCGACTTTGCAAGTTTAGTAATGGCATTTGCTTCTGCATGAAGCACTTCCGGTTTGGTTTGCCAGTAACCATAGATCTCACGGTCACCTTCGTTCACTTTAAAGGTAACACCCTCGTTCGGTTTCCACTCTTCGCATTCGTTGTCCCACCCTGAAGGTGTACCGTTGTAACCAATAGAAATGACGCGGTCATCTTTAACAATAACCGCGCCTACTTTTTTCTTTCGCGCTGTGGACAGTTCTGCGGTTCTCTTCGCGATGTCCATGTAGTAGTGGAGATACTTCTCTTTCATGATTTCATAAAAAAATCAGATGGAGAGATATCGTTGAATAAACGAACCGCCTCTTCGCGTTGACCAGCAGCGGTCAACTCTTTGATCGCAGAATCGATCGCGTTACGTTCGTCACGTCCACGTACATACCAACGATGGTCGTCGGACATGTGGAAATACCAGTCATGCGTTCGTAGCATGGTTTCATAGTCAGCAAGTGTAATCATAAAATCTTCCTCATAAATACCGCCACACATTAGGCGGCTTTCTCATATTCTTCGTAAGTGCAATCAATGTG